AGCCTGTCACGGTAAACGAAATGAAACGTCCCCGTGGCAGGCCCCGAGTTGAGGTTATTGACGCAGGAGCATAGGGTATGACCACATCTGCTGGCGACCAGATAAACGGGGCGTTACGCCTAATTGGGATGTTGGCAGAAGGTGAGACACCTTCAGCAGCTACATCTCAGGATTCACTGACTGCGCTCAATCAGATGATTGACTCATGGAACACTGAGCGTCTGTCAGTGTTTACCACGCAAGACCAAGTGTTCACTTGGCCTGTAAATCAAGTTAAACGCACGTTAGGGCCAACAGGTAACTTTGTTGGCAACCGGCCTGTTTTGATTGACGATGCCACTTATTTCAAAGATACCGCAAACGGTACTTCGTATGGCATCAAGATAGTCAACGAGCAGCAGTACAACGGCATTGCCGTTAAGAACACAACCAGCACCTACCCGCAGGTGCTGTACGTCAACATGGGCTATCCTGACATCACGTTGACGGTGTACCCTGTGCCTACTGCGCCACTGGAATGGCACATCGTATCGGTAGAAGAGTTGACGCAACCAGCAACGCTGGCGACTACGTTGTCATTCCCGCCTGGGTATCTACGATGTTTTAAGTTTAATTTGGCCTGTGAAATTTCCGCTGAGTTTGGCGTCGAGCCAAGCCCACAAGTCTCACGCATTGCCATGACCTCTAAGCGCAACATCAAGCGCATCAACAACCCTGATGATGTGATGGCGATGCCCTACGGCATTGTTGCCAATCGTCAACGCTACAACATCTATGCTGGCAATTTCTAATGAAAACGCCAATTTTAGGGTTCAGCTATGTTGCTCGGAGCGTCAATGCTGCCGACAACCGCATGATAAATTTGTTTCCCGAGGTGATCCTAGAAGGGGGCAAAGAGCCAAGTTTTTTGCAGAGAGCGCCTGGACTACTTAAACTTTGCACAATCGGTACCGGCCCTATTCGGGGCTTGTGGCAGATGAATGGGACGGGGTACGTTGTTTCTGGCAATGGGTTTTACAGCGTTGACAACAACTGGGTTTCTACCAGTTTAGGAACTGTATCTGGCCTTGGCCCTGTCAGTATTGCTGACAACGGCACTCAAATCTTTATCGCAACCAACCCCAACGGGTATATCTACAACGCCTTTACAAACCAGTTTCAACAGATTGTTGACCCTGACTATCCTGGCGCCGTAAATGTTGCGTACCTTGATGGCTACTTTGTTTTCAACGAGCCGAACAGTCAAAAAGTCTGGGTCACGGCCTTGCTTGATGGCACTTCAGTTGACCCGCTAGATTTTGCCAGTGCCGAGGGATCGCCTGATGGTCTGGTGTCCCTGATAGTTGACCACCGCGAGGCTTGGTTGTTTGGCACTACGTCTGTTGAGGTCTGGTACAACGCTGGCTTACCCGACTTCCCGCTTCAGCGTATTCAAGGCGCGTTTAACGAAATTGGCTGTGCAGCCCCGTACTCGGTTGCCAAGTTAGACAACGGTTTGTTTTGGCTGGGGTCTGATGCCCGTGGAAAAGGTATCGTCTACCGGGCCAATGGCTACAGCGGAGAGCGCATATCAACCCACGCTGTTGAATGGCAGATTCAACAATACTCAGACATTTCAGACGCAATTGCGTACACATACCAGCAAGACGGTCATGCTTTTTACGTCTTAATTTTTCCGACTGCCAACGCTACTTGGGTTTTTGACGTAGCTACCAAGGCTTGGCATGAACGTGCAGGCTGGGTCAATGGACTGTTTACCCGGCATCGTTCTAACTGCCAAATGTCATTTGGTAACGAAATTGTTGTTGGCGACTACATCAACGGCAACTTGTATGCTTTTGACTTAGATGTGTACAGCGACAACAATCAGATTCAGCGGTGGTTGCGGTCTTGGAGAGCATTGCCGCCAGGACAAAACAACTTTAATCGCACGGTTCACCACACGCTACAGGTAGACGCCCAGACGGGGCACTATCTACCAACCAACGTACTGACTGAACTTTTAATTGCAGAGAATCTAAATAATTTAATGACTGAGGACGATAATTATTTAGCTGCCACTATTGTCACTGCAATTACTGTAGACCCTCAATTCATGCTGCGCTGGTCAGACGATGGTGGGCATACTTGGTCTAACAGTCATTGGGCTGGCGGTGGCCCCGTAGGTGCGTATTTCACTCAAATTTTCTGGCGGCGTCTAGGTATGACGGTTAAGTTGCGGGATAGAGTTTACGAGTTGTCTGGTACTGACCCAATTAAAATTGCAATCATGGGCGCAGAACTTAAATTAAGCCCTACAAATGCTTGATATAACAAACATCCCTGCGCCCAGGGTTACTCTTATTGACCCCCGCACAAATTTTATGACCAGGGAGTGGTACAGGTTTTTCCTTAATTTGTTTGTGCTTAGTGGCTCTGGACAACCGCCTGCTGCGCCTACCGCCGTTACAATAACTGCCTCGCCGTTTACTTACATAAACACCTCAACCTTGCTGGTGGACATAATGATTAGCGGCGGCGGCATATCGAAGCTAGAATTTTCCCGCAATGGTGTTACATTTTTCAACACGGGCAGTTATTATGGGATGTTTGGCTTATCGCCAGGAGATAGACTCCGCGCAACCTATGTATCACCGCCAACAATAACTCTTGTTCCGAGGTAACTATGACTACTTATTTAACCCCCAGCCCAAAGATGCAGTTTTTTGATGCCAATGGCAATCCATTGGCTGGCGGTAAACTGTACACCTACGTCAGCGGCACTAGCACTCCATTAACGTCTTACACTGACTACACTGGCAATACAGCCAATACCAACCCCATCATTCTTGATTCACGGGGGGAGGCTGATCTTTGGCTTGGTACAGACACATACAGGTTGGTGCTTGAGACAGCGGCTAACGTGCTTATCTGGACTGTTGACGGGGTTAGCGGCTCATTCAGCGCAGCCGACATCAGTTACCTTGCCGCAGGCGCAGGCGCAGTCCTTACCACGGTACAGGCCAAACTGCGACAGACCGTCAGCGTCCAAGACTTTGGCGCGGTGGGCGATGGTACGACTGACGACACGCTGGCTATACAGGCCGCAATAGATGCGTTGTCGCAAGCCGGTGTTGGCGGCACAGTGCTGCTACCTGCCGGAACCTACAAGATTACTGAAAACCTTGACATCACATGGCCTAACTCTACCGATCAGAACACGCCAGGACGCATCACAATAAAAGGTGAGGGCGCTGACCTATCGTACATCTACGATTACCGCTCAAACGCTTCTGCGGCTACTGGCGGCGCTATCACAATAGATTTCACGACTGGCTACGCCAACAAATTTTTCACCATGTATTTTGGTGAGTTTAGTTTAATTAAAAAATTAAACGCAACAACTTACGACTCTGCTACCACTACCTACAGCATTGGCGTAGGTACTGGTTTGTACATGAAGAATGTACCCAATACGGGAGAATTTAGAAATCTTAGGATTATTGGCTATGACGTAGGCGTTAACCTGACTGACTGTCTAGCCATAGTAATCGCTAATTTTAATGTTCAGTTGGCTGATCTTGGGTTTGTTGTTGCCCAAAGTACTTTTTCTGAGCCAACCGCCATGCAGTTTAATAGCTGCACAGTGTCGGGTATTAAATCCCTTGCGTACTTAATACAAGGCGGTGGCCCGATTGCATTTAACGGCGGCGTCATAGAAGAGTGCGGCGTTATGAGCGGAAGTAGCCAAGGTACTTCTGGAGCCATTTACTACCAAGCTACTGCATTTTTACCAACGCAATTAGTTATTGACGGCGTGTTTTTTGAGGGTAATGCTGGTGCAGCAGACATCTACATTAACGCTCCAGTTAGTATTGCCTCACGCGCTTCAAGCAGCATTAACAACTGTATGTTTGCCCGTAACAGCGCCACAATATATACGACAAATAACATCTATGTTCTTAACAACAGTGCTACGGCCTCGTTAATTGTTACCACCATCAGCAATGGTTTCAAAGGCTACTCGCCTTACGTTGATAGTGGGTCTAGGCTTTACATCACAAAAGCTGGGACTAACACTGCCGGAACTATTATTTACAACCTTGGTAATTTCTATGACAGCGCGGTTGAAACGCCAACCGTTGTAATTGACATTACCGGGAGCAGCGGTTCGCAAAATTTGCAGAGCGTTACCACTGTTGGCTCTACCACTACGATCAATTCCCAGTTTAACGGCGTAAACATAGGGACGTTCTCTGCCGTCCCATCGTTAACTACTACCGGCTCTACGATTGGTTTTGGCAACTCCACCAACGCTGCGCTGCTTGTGGCTGCTGCCTGGAGAGGGTCGGCAAACAACCTTAACGATCTTGGCGCATCTGGTGTGAACTGGAATAATGTCTACGCCACCACCTACAACGTAGGCGCTGGAACGGCAAACATTACGGCATCTGGCAACTCTGTTGTTCTGAACGGTATTGCTGCTGCGGTTTCTGGTGCAACACCAGGGTTGGCCCCGGCTGCTAACGACACTCAATTTTTAGGCGGTTCGGCGCTCAAATGGAAATCCCTCTACCTTGCGGGAATCCTTGATTGGAATAGTTACCCCATCCCTGCACCTGCTGGCGGCACGACCACGTTTTTGCGTAATGATGGAACCTGGGTTGTCCCAGCAGGCAGCGGAACGGGAACTGTCACCAGCGTAAGTGTTGTCACTGCCAATGGTTTTGCCGGGACAGTGGCAACCCCCACAGCAACGCCAGCCATCACGCTCACCACATCCATCACAGGCGTTCTCAAAGGCAATGCCACGGCAATCTCTGCGGCTGTTGCCGGGACGGACTATGTGACCCCAACAGGTGCAGAAACGCTATCAAACAAGACTTTGACGGCCCCTGTGCTTGGTACGCCTTCATCGGGTACTCTGACAAACTGCACGTTTCCAACGCTAAACCAAAACACAACCGGCACTGCTGGGGGTCTTACTGGATCACCAAGCATTACGGTAACTGGTGTCACCGTTGGTTCCGCAACAAACGCTCTTAGTTCTAGCAGTACAAACACAACACTGGGCAACAACACGGTTTTTGTGGCCCCTGCTACTGGGTTTGCCCCAGCGGTTGACAATGCCTATGTTCTTGGTGGCCCCAGCAACCGCTGGACAACGGTCTACGCTACCACCGGCACGATCAACACATCGGACGGTCGTCAGAAGCAGCAGGGCAGGTCACTGTCTGATGCTGAACGTGCAGTGGCAATCAAGGTCAAGGGTCTAATTAAGACCTTCAAGTTCAACGCAGCGGTAGAGAAAAAGGGCGATGCTGCCCGTATCCATGTGGGCGTGTACGCGCAGGAGTTGTCAGATGCCTTTGCCTCTGAGGGTCTGGACGCAACCCAATATGGTATGTTCTGTTACGATGAACTGGAAAGCACCAACGTGTATGGTGTTCGCTATGAAGAACTGCTGGCTTTTGTGATTTCGGCACTGTAACAGCACGAAGGAGAACGATTATGGGTTGGGGTCAAATCTTAGGAAGTGCGGCAGGCTACTATTTTGGTGGCCCAGCAGGTGCAGCGGTTGGCGCTACTCTTGGCGGTGGTCTTGACGAGGCTACAGGCGGTGGGCAAGCTGGCGCTGCGCGTGAGGCGGCGCAGATTGCTAATGCTTCTAGCGACCGTGCTTTGGCGTTGCAGGAACGTATGTACGACGAAGGCGTTGCTAGGCTACAACCAAGGTTGACAGCCGGTAACAACGCATTAGCGCAGATGCAAAGTGGTGCGTTTGCACAACCTACGGCGTTTAGCTTTGGCGCTGGTGACTACCAAGCAGACCCAGGATATGCGTTTAGGCTTGCAGAAGGCCAAAAGGCTCTTGACCGGCAAGCCGCTGCTCGTGGAGGACTTATTTCTGGTAGTGCGCTAAAAGCTGCACAGCGTTATGGGCAGGACATGGGGTCGCAAGAGTTTGGCAACGCATATCAACGCGCATTAGATGCGTACAACTCCCGAGTAGCGCAGTCTAATACTGGCTACAACCGTTTGGCGGGGCTTGCTGATATAGGCCAAACAGCAGGCACTCAAATTGGCACTGCCGGTCAAAACTACTCAACCAACGCTGGAAATTTAATGACCAACCAAGGCTATAACACTGGCAACGCTATGCTGGCTGGGGAACGCGCAAGGCAATCATCCTACGGAAATATAGGTACTGCACTTGGGTCTGGTGGTTTTAACAGTCTTCAAACTGGGTTTAGCAATATGTTTGGCGCTAGGCAACCTGCATCTTCAGCATCAGGTGGATATGACCCATATCTTCCAAGCGGCTATTACGGTTAAGGACACATCATGGCACTTAATTTTGGACTTCTTGACCAGGGCGGCCCGACAAATTTTTTTGAGGGTTATTCTCAAGGCCGAGAAAAAATGCAAGCCAATGCAATGGCCCAGCAAAGAGCAGCGCAGGTACAGCAGGAGTTTGGTATGCGCCAGCAGGAGTTTGCCGCTGGTCAGGCTGATAAGCAACGGGTTGCTAAAGCTGCCATAGTCACTCAGAGAACAGCTTCTGCAAGGGAAGCAATACTTAACGCCCGTACTCCAGACGATGCTCGTGCAATTGAACGAGCGCAACACGCCGACGAATACCTCGGCCCGATTAGGCGACAGTTTGGCAGCCTAGAAGCAGACTTGGCTGATATTCCAAACGAACCCACTGCTTTTAATCAGTGGAAATTAAAACAAGCATTAGGTGCAGCTAAATTTATTGAACGAATGGATGCTGACGCGCAGTTTGCCGCTGCTATGGGTGGCGCTCCGCAGACTAACGCTATGGGCGGCGCTCCTGCCCGTGTTGCGGCTGCGCCTCCTCCCGCTGCTGCTGCTGTTGCGCCTACTGTTCAAGCGTCCATAGACGACCTAGTAAAAAGCGGTATTCCTAGAGAAACCATTACTGTTGAAGATGGAAAAATATATGTTGGGTCTTATGGCTCCAATGTTGTTGGCGAACCACCAATAATGGAAAAATATTTTACGCCAGAGGGGGGGTTCGCTATGCGTCCTCAAGCGCCGTTAACACCTTTGAGGGTGGCGGCTAACCAGATGGCTCCAAGCCCCGTTAACGCAATGGCTCCGCAAGCAGCACCGGCTGCTGCGCCAACGGCTGCGCCGCCTCAAACTCAACTGCAAAATTTGGTAGATCAATACGAAAGATTTTCCAGAAAACCAAACCCAGATAAAAGGGACGAAAATCGTATAAAGTTTCTTACGGAAGAAATAGCTAGGGCAAGCAAAAGAAATTTATACACTGTGGCTGGCGTTGGACTTGTTGATGCGGATACAAATAAAATAGTGTACGCATCTCAAGAAAAAGGAACTTTGTTATCGCAACTTCAAACTGACTTAGCTGCGGCAACTGACCCTAAAGTACGCAAAGAAATTCAAGCTAGGATAAATAAAGAGACTAGTCATCAACCAGCGACTAATGTTACGGTTAGCACAGAAAAAACATACGGTGGAAAATTAGCCGATAAATTAGCTGACAGAGATGATGCTAAATTAGGGGCGGCTGAAAAAGCACCTCAATTAGCAGAAAGCGCCAATAGAATTATTAGTTTGGTAAGCCAAGGCAATTTGTTTACCGGGCCTATTGCTGGAATTAAACTAAATATTGCTAGGGCATTAAATGTAGCTGGCGCTAGTAACGAAGAAAAAATATCCAATACTGAATCGTTAATTGCGGCTACAGGACAAAGCACACTTGACGCAATTAAAAGTGCAGGGTTGGGAACGGGTCAAGGTTTTACTGATAAAGACCTTAAATTTTTACAGCAAATTGCAGGCGGCACATTTGAACTTACTCCACAGACCCTTACTAGGTTAGCTACACTTCAACACCAAGCTGCTGTTCGCAGTGTAGAAGCATGGAATACTAGATTTACTCAAATACCTAGTTCTGCAACGGGCGCGTTAGGGCTTTCAACTGTGCCAAAAATACCACCTTTGGCGGGGGCGTCAACAAGTAGCGGATTTAAATATCTTGGCAAAGAAAGCAACTAATGGCTACTAAATATCGTGTTCAAGGCCCAGATGGAGCGGTTCATATTTTTGAAGGGCCAGATAACGCAACGCCATCTCAAGTAGAAGATTTTGCTGCTCAAACCTTTGGCGCAGAGCAAAAAAAATTGCAATCTGCAAATAGAACATTTGCAGATGTTCCAGGCGAAGCATTAGCAAATGTTTTACCTAGCGGCGCTAAATTTTTTGGCGGGTTAGCCGAAGCAATCACAAGCCCAATTGAGACTGCAAAAGGATTGCTTGACGTTGGCGCTGGTGCTTTGCAAAATGTACTACCAAAAAAAGTAGTTGATTTTGTTAGTTTATTTGATGCCAATCCACAGGCAGCAAAACGGGCTGTTGATTCGGCTAACGCCGTTGGAGGAATGTATAGGGATCGGTACGGCAGCATAGAGGGGTTAAAAAATACGCTTGCTACAGACCCTGTAGGGGCCGCTGCTGACTTGTCAACCCTTCTATCCGGCGGGGCTATGGCTACATCCAGAGTAGCGCCAACTGCGGCTAAAGTTTTATCTACGGCAGCAACCTACACAAACCCTGTTGCACCCGTAGTAGGCGCATTAAATTTAGGCGTTAAAACTGGTGCGAGCGTAGGTGAATCCGTCTATAACGCTTTTTCACCAAAATCTAAAGCATACGTTACTGCCGCAGAAGGAAAAGCGCCAGAAATTCTTAACGCATTAGTTAACGCACAAGAGTTTGTTCCTGGGTCTGCCCCTACCGCAGCGCAAGCTGCTGTACATGCTGGGTCTACTAGATTTGCTGCGCTAGGAAAACAAGCCGCAGAAAAATTGCCAAGCGAGTTTTTGGCTAGGGAATCAGCACAAAAAGAAGCTCAACTTGCAGCCATACGAAACGTAGGAAAAACTGCCGACGAAATTAAAGCAGCAGAAATCGCTAGGTCTAGTTCAACAGACCCGCTATACAAAATCGCGGATCAAGCTCTTATTCCGTCAGATTCAACTTTTATTGCTTTATCTAATAGACCATCTATGGATAAAGTGTTGGCTAGAGCAAAACAACTAGCAGAAGAAAAAGCACAAGTTTTTCAAATTGGAAAAAATGCCCCCGCGCAAACAATACCATCGTCAATTTTAGGCGCGGATGGAAAACCAATTGGATTTACAAATGTACCTGCTGAAGTTGCTCAATACCCTGGCACAAGTTTGCACTACGTTAAATTAGCGTTTGACGATTTAATCCGCGATCCAGCTACATTTGGAATAGGAAAAAACGAAGTAAATGCAATATCAGGAACTAGAACTGCTTTTTTAAAATGGTTTGAAAACAAAGTTCCTGAGTATGGTCAAGCAAGAGAATTGTTTTCGGCAGGAAGCAAGCCTATCAACCAAATGCAAATTGCACAATTTTTAGAGGGAAAGCTTAGGCCAGTTTTAGGTGAAGAAACGGGTCGTTTACGCTCAACTGGATTCGCAACCGCCGTAGAAAATGCACCCGCTACCATACAAAAAGCGGCTACTGGATCGCCTCGATATGATAGCCTTTCTAAAATTATGACCCCAGAACAAATGGCTGTAATTGACGGGGTTAAAAATGACCTATCAAGAATTGCTGAAGTTGAGTATACGGCGCGTAAAGGTACAAAAGCAGGGCCAAACCTTCTTACTACTGGGTCAGAAGCTTTAGCTGGACTGCAAACACCTAGTTTTTTAAACAGAACAGCAACACTTGCAAATGAAATTATTAGGCGTTTAAAAGGCGGCGTAAACGAAAAAATTGCTATTGAAATTGCTACTGAAATGCTAGACCCTAAAGTTGCAGCGTCTGCATTACGCAAAGCAATGTTGCGTGACGCAGAAGGAAAAAGATTTTTTGACCCGTTTAAAAAACCAGAACTTAGCCCAGAAAAAATACGCAACATTGGTGTGGGTTCAAACGCCCTTGCTCCCCCTAGAGAAGTAACCAACGCTATGGAAATTATGGATAGTTCAAGATGACACCAGAAGACCGCTCCCTGCTGATCTCCGACCTGCTTGTTGCGCTCAAGAGCAGCGACACCTGTCTCGACATGGAGGAGCAGCAGTGGGTCAAGAACGCCATCAAAGCGCAGAACGACATGGAAAAGCTGCGGAAGGCCATCATTGAGAAGACACTCGCCGGTCTGGTCTGGGCGGCTATTCTTGGTGTGGCCTATCTGTTTGTAGATTTCCTCCGAAACCACGGGCTGAAGATATGAATTACTACCTCAATGCCTTTAATGAGATGTTGCGTAAACGGCAGATGCAGAACCAGATGAGTGGTGGTGGCAATGAACGCATGACCAGCCCTTTTGACACCATGTCCAACGCTGAAAAGGCCGCATATTACAGCGACAACCCAAGGATGGCAGGCTTGACGCAAGGCTTGCAAAAAGGGTTCAGCATGACAAGTCTTGGGATGCTGCAAAACGCAATGTATCCGCAATTTGTGGCAGAGCAGGGCATGGTTGGCAGAGGCATTGACCCTAGCACTGGTTTGCAAGTAGGTGGCTATGGTTCGCAACCCGGCACTTCTGGGATAACTTCCACTGGACTTTACGGAGATCAATATGCGGGTACGCCTGCGCCACAGTCTAAGGGTATGTTTGAGTCTTTGTTGAGCAATATTCTCCCCAGTTCCAATGTAACCTTGGATCCAGTGCCTTTTGAAGATCGGACACCATCACTTACGCCAGCAGGAATTGAAGCAGCAAACATTGCTGGTGGCTACGGCAACAACGAAGGATATGGTGCAGGCTTTGGCGGCCCTAACACTTCCAACAGCTTCGGCGAAGGCCAATACAACCAAGGTGGCATGGTCAACGCCCAGCACCTGATGGGCCAAGCGCCTGCGCCGGACGATGGCTACGGGGCGCTACAGGGCGGTGAGTACGTCATCACCAAGGCGGCGGTGGAGAGGTATGGCAAAGCGATGATGGACGCTATCAATAATGGCACTTTCCGCTAATCATGGAGTTTTTCGAGGCACTGGCAAAGGGTTGGCCGATGCTGCTGGCGCTGATTACGCTCATCATTGTGCTGGCTAAGATGGACATCAAAATTGCCGTGTTGGAAGAAAAAGTTAAATCGTTGTTTGAGATATTCAATAGGAAAGACAAGTGATTGACCTTACCAAAGCCATTGGAGCCGTTGCCGCAAGCATTGCAGCGATTGGTGGCGGTTACACGCTTGCCGATAAGTTTGGTTGGTTTGACCGGGCTATTCTGGAGTGGTCGCCAGAGCATTTTAAAATCACAGCAGCGGCTGGACAGCCCATTAACGTCACAGTAGCCCGTATCAAAAAGCGGGATGACTGCTCTGTTGAGAGTTTTACGCCGAGCATCCGTGACGCATCGGGCATGGTGCATGAGGCAACGACAACGGCAAGCAAGTT